CTTGATGACACTAGTACATCGGCAATGCGTACTACTTTAGGTCTTGCTATTGGTACTGATGTTGCTGCTATTAGTTCACCAGCCTTTACTGGAACACCTACGGCACCAACAGCCGCTGCTAGTACAAATAGCACACAGATTGCTACTACGGCTTATGTTCTTGCTGCAGGTCAAGATGACCAGTTTGTTCTTTCAGGGCAAATTTTTAGTTAAATACTGATATACTTATACAAACACAGGAGATAATATAATGGCAACATTTAGCAAAATTACCCTCAGCAGTTCAACAGATGGACGACCAATTAAGATTGCAGCAACCGCAATTGCAACATCGCCAACATTGATTCACACAGGCTCAACGACAGCGACAACATACGATGAAGTTTGGATTTATGCTCAAAACAACCACACGGCAGACGTTGCTTTGCGTCTTGGTTTTGGTGGCACAACAGACCCAGATGACATTATTGAATTTACTGTTAAAACTAAGGCTGGCCTGTACTTAATTGTTCCTGGTTTGGTTCTTAAGGGTAATTCTACTGCTTTGACCGTTAGAGCAGCAGCAGGAACGACAAACGTCATTTCGTTGTCAGGGTACGTTAACCGAATTACAGCATAATTAACAATTATGTCTAGGTCCTTTAAAGACACCAGCGGTGGTAAACAGATTAGTGGTGGAACTTTATCTCCACGCACTAAAAAAGTTAATTCCACATTTCAAGTTGATTCTTGGCGACGTGGCGGAGGCGGTGCATCACCAGTAACTTTTGATTTCCTTGTCGTAGCGGGAGGCGGTGGCGGAGGAACTGCTAGTGCTTGGAACTATGGCATGGGTGGCGGTGGTGGCGGAGGTGGCGTTCGTAGTACCTTAAACCAAACTGGTGGAAATGGTGCATTAGAAAGCCAAATTACATTTACTCCTCCAAGAGTTTTAACAGCAACTGTTGGTGGTTCTGGGGGAGCGAGCAGTCTTGTAGTTGCTGCTGGTGATGGTGCTGTTACTAAAAGTTGCACTGCAGGTGGCGGTGGCAGCGTTGGTAATAGTCCTGCTGGTTCAGCAGGAAACTCAAGTGGAGGTGGCGGCACTGGAGGTGGCGGCAACAACAGCAGTAATGGCGCTGCTGGCGGTGGTGCTCGCTCTGGACAAAGCGGTGTTCAAACTGCAATTACTGGCTCAACTGTTGGTTATGGCGGTGGCGGAGGTGGAGGTGGCTACGCTGGCGGCGGAGGCGGAGGAGTAGATGGTGGAGGCCCTGGCGGAAGTGGTTCTATGAGTTATGGTGCCAACCCTGGCAGTGGCGGAGGTGGCGGTAGTGCAAATACTGGTGGTGGCGGAGGTGGCGGAGGAAGAAACTGGGGTGGTCCACAATTCGGTGGCGGTGGAGGTGGTTCAGGCATAGTTGTAGTTAGGGTACTTGCTGGCAATGAAGCAACATCAACAACTGGTTCACCTAGTGTTACTACTTCTGGTGGTTATACTGTGTATAGGTTCACTGGTTCTGGCACGCTTACTTGGTCTTAATGAAACAATTTGTTGCGCTTAGTGGTTTGCCACGTACAGGCTCAACTTTGTTGTCGGCTATCCTGTCGCAGAATCCTAAAATACACGCTGAAGGCAATTCGGCTGTTTGTCAGTTGATGTGGGATATACAACAATCTTGTCAAATAACAGCCAAAGAACAATTAGATGCAAACTATCGTCACGATACGGCGTATCAACTTGTTAAAGCAATTCCTGACATTTACTATCAAAACACGACACGACCAATTGTGGTTGATAAATGTCGTTCGTGGACACTACCAGCCAATGTTGAAATCTTAAACCGTTATTTTAATAATTCTCCAAAAGTTATTGTGCTTGTTAGACCTCTTGTTGAAATTGTTGCTTCATTTATGGCTTTGCGTAAAGAAAACGGGTGGACAAACCTTGAAGAAGGACTGCTTGATGACGGTAGTGAACCAATTATGCGTTCGCTTGCTGGTGTTGAGTGGGCAAGAAATAATAACAATGGCGAGTTTATTTTTGTTACTTACGATGAACTTGTTGATGATACATCTGCAACACTTGAGCGTATTTATGAGCATTGTGGTTGGGAACCATTTAAACATAATCTTGATGAAATTATAAACTATCATAAAGAAAATGATGAAATTTACGGATTAAATGGTCAACACGATATTCGTTCACAAATTAATCGGCGTACTGTAGATGTAGATTTGCCTGATAAATTAATTGAAAAATGTAATAAGTTGGATGAATGGAGTATGTATGGCTCACTTTGTTAAAATTGAAAACAATATTGTTCAAGACGTTATTGTCGTTAATAACGATGTTTGTGGTGATTCTTTTCCCGAAAGCGAATCCGTAGGTCAAGAATTTATTGCCAACACATTAAAATTTGATGGTGTTTGGAAACAAACTTCTTATAATCACAATTTTCGTAAACAATATGCTTATCCTGGGTTTACATATGATTCAATTAACGATGTATTCGTAGAACCAGCACCGTTCCCATCATGGACACTTGACAGCAATTATGATTGGCATCCGCCAGTACCAATGCCATCTGATTCGTCAGAAACAAAACGTTATATTTGGAACGAAGAACAACTTTTGTGGGTAGAGTTAACTAACTAACTAACTAACTACAAAAGAGGGTTTTTGAAAACGATTAACTTATTTCCTAAGGTAATTGGAATTTTTAATTTAGAAAGAAATTTAAACGAACAAGAATTATCAAAAATTAATTTGATTCTTCAAGTTCTTATAAAAAATACAGAAAACAGTATTTCTAAAAATAAAAACGTATTAGACGATTCTGATTTTGATGAACTTAAAAAATTTATAGATAAGTCTATAAAACAATACTTAAATGAAGTTTATTGCGAACAAACAGAATTGCAAATTACCGAATCTTGGTTGAATAAAACTAAAAATGGAGAAAGTCACCATTATCATTGTCATCCAAATAGTTACATAAGCGGTGTTTTTTATATAAAAACAACAGATGAAGACAAAATTATGTTTCATAATCTTGACCCCCGCATAAACTATTATCAGCCAATTATCAATAGTTGGAACATAGAAAATTCACAAAGTTGGTGGTTGCCAACTCCACAAAATAGTTTATTTTTATTTCGTTCTGACTTGTATCATTCGGTACCCAAAACATCAACAGATGAAAGGATAAGTTTGTCCTTTAACACTTTTATAATAAACGATTTTGGAAATCCGCAAAGTGCAACATTTTTACCGTTATCTAAACAACAAAATTAAAAAAGGAAAAATAAATGGACGTAATAGTAGAACATCTATTTTCATACCCTGTAGTTATTATTGACATAGGAAAAACATTAAACAATTTGTTTAAAGATGAAAGAAAGAATACAAAATGGGTAGAAAACATTCATCATCACAGTAATAAAAACTACATATCAGAAAATATACACATTTTAAAAAAATACCCAAATGAACATCAATTTTTATTAAATTGTGTTGAAATGTACAAAAATGAAATTTTTAAATGGCATTCAGTAAATTTAAAAATAACCACATCGTGGATGACTAAAACCGAACAAGGTGGATTTTCTAGTGAACATTGTCATAGAAATTCATTAATAAGTGGGGTTGCATATGACGAAGCAAATGGTTCTAATGTTGGTGAAATTTTATTTCAATCTCCAAAAACATCCTCAATATATCCGTGCTACCCAACTGAGTTCACTCGTGAAAATTGTTCTCATTATTCCGTTGCTGCGGAACCTAATCGTTTAATTTTATTTGAAAGCACACTAGTTCATCATATTGGAAAACATTTAGGAGAAGAATCTCGTATTTCCCTTGCTTTTAACACTTTTCCAGATGGAGAAATGGGTCATAGGGATTCATCAATATCTGTAAAAGTAGAAAAATAACTACAGTGTTTTAACATGTGAGATAATAGTTAAATGGCTGACCCAGGTAAATACAATCCCAGGGCACGTGGTATGCCCAAAAATAGACCGTCTCTTACTGAACGGATTAATGAGTACAACCGTGACGCAGAAGAACGTGCCGCAGTAAAAGAACGAGAACTACAAACACAAAGAATTACTGGTGGTGCCAAAGTTGATGAACAAGGCAACATTATTGTTGAAGACGATAAACCAGTTAGAGATATAGATACGGCGCTATTTAGTACCGTAAGAGTTGCACAAATTGCAAACAAACCAGACGACCCTAATAACTACGGTCAAGGTCCAGCAGGTAGTACCAGGTTGTGTTCACATAAGTTTATTCTTGACCAACCTATGTTTAGTTTGTATGGAATGAAAATGGGTTACATTTTAGTTAGGTTCCACAAAAATGGAAAAAAAGGTCCAGACTGGGTTTATGGACCAGTTTCAATGGACGTTTACCAAGCGTTTGCGGCAAGTAATTCAAAAGGCAAATTTATTAACACTACACTAAACGGATATGGCTATAGACCAGCAAGTGAAACTCCATACGCCAATGAATTTAATGATTTTGCACCAAACAGTGGAACGGACAGCGCTGGCATTAGACTGTAATCTATGAAAAGATTACTTGGATATACGGCAATATGGCTTTTTATAGTCTCATTGTTTTATAGCATATACGCTATATTCACTAAACAAAATTTATTGATTATCTCTTTACCTATTGTTTTGTTTTTAGGTGTTTACTTATTTAAAGGAACGCTTAATCTTGTATTAGGTCTTGGTTTTGTTTATTGGGTTTTGCGAGATACACACAGAGGATTTTCGGTATCTCGTGGATTTATGAGAGAGACAAATCATCCGTGGAGAACTGGACGCGGTATTCAAATTGGTCTAGGTAAATATGTATTTCAAATAGGTTTATGCAAACGCAATGACGCAATTAGTGAAATGAATGGTTTATTAAACGCACTAAAAGGTAGAGAACTCCACTACAAACCAAAGGAGATTAGGGAATGGCGTTAAATCTTTGGAAAAAGGTAACTAATCAAAAATTGCCATCTACTCGTATTACAAGGATGGATTTACCTTCTTTATTAAACTGGTATGAAACTACGTTAATGGACTTAGGTGCAACTTTTGATAAGTATCGTTATCATGGGGCTGATTACTCAACAGTTGACGAATTGTTTGAAATACTTACAAATATCCATACAGAAATAGGTCAGCGTGGAAAATGAAGTTGAGGACCTTTCAAGCGTTCTGGATATTGAAGAACTAGCACCAGAATTAGACGAAGCCTCAACAGAGTTTGTTGACCATCTTGTTAAAAAACTACTTATCTTTACAGAAGAGTTTTGTGACATTCAGTTTTTCCCGTATCAGGTTCCAATTGCTTATCGTTTAATTGAATCCATTGTTTTAGGAGACGGTGACGAGGTAACTGTTATTGGTTGTCGCCAGTCTGGAAAATCAGAAGTTTTGTCTGGAGTAATGGCATCAATGATGGTTATCTTGCCAAAATTGGCTCCCGTGTATCCAACGTGGTTAGAAAAGTTTGAAAAGGGTTTTTGGTGTGGTGTATTTGCCCCTACAGAAGACCAAGCAGATACTGTTTTTAGTCGCATCGTTACCAAGTTAACTAATGAACACGCACTTGATTTTTTACTTGACCCAGAGATTGATGATAAAGCGGCATCTGGTGGAGCGCGTGGAAAAGGAAAAATAATTACATTAAAGAATGCTGGGTCACTATGCCGTATGCAAACTTGTAACCCCAAAGCCAAAATTGAATCTAAAACATATCATTTTGTATTGATTGACGAATCTCAAGAAGCCGACGAATACATGATTACTAAATCAATAAAACCAATGTTGGCGTTCAACAACGGAACTATTTGTTTAACAGGAACCGCTTCTAGGAATAAATCCTATTTTTATAAAATGATTCAATTTAATAAAAGACGTGGTGTTAATGGAGGTCGTCGCCATAGACAAGCCCATTTTGAATACGACCACCGCTCAGCATCTAAATACAATCCAAATTATGGAAAGTTTATTTCCAAAGAGAAAGTAAGAATTGGAGAAGACTCTGACGAGTTTCAAATGTCTTACTGCAATAAATGGATTCTTGAAAAAGGTATGTTTGTATCAGAAGAACGTATGGAGCGACTGTTTGACCAAAGCATGCCTTTGGTTAAAGAATGGTGGAGAACACCAGTTGTTGCAGGAATTGACGTTGCCCGTTCAAATGACTCCACGGTAGTAACCGTTGTTTGGGTAGACTGGGACCATCCAGATGCTTTTGGTTTTTATGAACATAGGATTCTTAATTGGCTTGAAATAAACAACCAAGAATGGGAACAACAGTATTTTGAGATTGTTGATTTCTTACGACATTATTCCGTAATACGTGTTGGCGTAGACTCACAAGGCGTTGGTGGAGCAGTTGCTGAACGTTTACAATTGTTATTGTCTGACATAGAAGTTATAGCAATGTCATCTGATTCAAAAGCACAACATGAACGTTGGGTTCATTTGACGGAACTAATTCAACGAGACCAGTTGGTAATCCCTGCACACTCCAAAGCACGTCGTACTAGGTCATGGAAACGCTTTAACCAACAAATGTCAGATTTGGAAAAAGTTTACAAAGGTCCATATTTGCTTGCTGCTGCGCCAGATGAAAAGGGCGCTTTTGACGACTATCCAGACTCCCTTGCCCTTGCTTGTGCAATGACGGTACATGACACGATGCCAGAGGTACAAGTAGGCATGTCACCGTTTTTTCGGTAATAACCATTAAAAAATGGTAAAGTATAGGATAGCAATATCCACTTTTGGAGGATTATAAAATGCAAGACTCAACAATGAACATGTCAGTTGCTCCGCAAAACCCGTACCCAGAAAATGGTCGTGGGGAAATTCGCTATGAGCGTACAATGGCTCCGAGCATCCCAGGCAACAAGGGTCCTCTTCGTTTTGAAGAAGGCGTAGCCACAGACACTGACGTTCCTAACGATTTCTCAATTGGTGCATACTTTGACACCGCATCGTCACCTATGCGTCAAAACCACAACAATCCAGAAATGTTCTACAAGCATGCTGAAGACACCATGCGCGAGCGTGCACACGTAGGCTCGGCTTCGTGGGTTGAAGCACCAGCATTGCTTAGCGATTTCGTAACTGGCGCTATGGCTGGAGATGGAATGCCAACATTTGAAATGGAGTACAATTCGGGCGGCTATACAAAGCGTCCGAACCCAACAGTTGTATCAGATTAAGTAAAACTTAATATTAGGTACTATTTGTGGCTCGTGAAGGTAGTTCGCCAAGCGGGAGAAGTAAAGACCCTAGAAGGGTAATCATCCCGTTAACTACCTCTCTTTCAGGTATCCCTATTGCAGGGTCATACCAAGGAGGAGGTTTATACGATTTTTCAGCAATGAAAAAGGCTAGATGGTCTGAGTTTTATGGAACTCAACATTCGCAGAAAAACCTTGGATACGACTTTAACTTTAAAAATCGTTTTGTGTCCAGTGATTCTGGACGTCGTATTGGCTTTATTGGAAACGTGGGCGGTTATCAAACAGCCCGTCGTGAATCAAGTAGCGCCAAAGTTGTTCAAGACCCAACTGACGCTTTTAAAGCGCATAAACCTTTTACTAAAATAAAAGGTGCTGGAGTAAGTCCAAGAATTCGTTTTATAGATACTGCTCGTATGCGAAGTCGGGCAAAGAATATTTACAATAAAGCCAATCCAGCAAACATTAATGACTTAGATATTCAACGGCGTATGGACTACGAAGAAACTAAAAAACTTCGTGGGGATATGTTTGGTCCAAAAAACAAAGGTAGTGCGTTTGGAAGGTTGCGATGAGTTCAGATATCTGGACGGCTGTCGTTGTTACAACAATATCAGTTGTTGGCGCAGGTATTGGCTATTTATTTAAATATTTAATTGAATTTAGAAATGAAAATAGAAGCGACCATGACATTGTTATGGAAGCAATTAGTGATTTAAAAATTGATGTTCGTGAAGTTAAAAATGGTTTGTATGACCACATTTCATGGCATTCAAAGAAAGTTAAAAAATGAAAAATAAAGATTTGTTTGTTAACGTACTTCTTAGAATCCTTGCAACCTTTGCGGCATCAGGTTTGGGCGTAATTGGAGCAGGAACAATTGCTGGTGTACCAATTCTAAAAGCCGTTTTTATGGCTGGAATTGCAGGAGTTGCAGTAGTTGTAGAAGGTTTGTCTAGAGCGTTTTTGGAAGATGGAAAACTATCATCTTCAGAAATTAACGATGTATTCAATAAGGTTGATAAAAAAGCGCCAAAAGAAAAAGTTTAAATTTGCCGTAGGTATAAACCACTAACATAAAAAAAGTCGTTTGTATCAAGAACATGGGGGGCATTTTTAGTCATCGCCAAATCTTGACCATTTGAACCGTTATAGAACAACTTTCCAGTGGTATTTCCTGCAACCACATCTAGCATAATGGCATAGTGGTTTGAAGAAGAATGTAGACCAGCGGTTCTAAAGGATTGATTTTGTCTTGGAGCAAAAGGAACGGTAAGTGTGTATTGTCCAGTTCCAAAACTAGTAACGTTTGTTAGGTTTACAAAAATTTCAAATTGAACCAACTCACCAACTAAACAATACTTGCCAACAACACCACCAGAACCTCCGTTAGATGGAACAATACCGTTTCCTAAAGAAGCCCACGTTGGCTCATACGTTAAAGTTTTTCCAGTAATTCCTCCAGTGCTAATAGGAGAAATGAGCCTGTGCAGGCCAGGGGCGGTCATCGTTGAACTCTAAATACGCTTACTTGAGAGTTGTTTTGACTAGATATTCCATAAAATGTTGGCCTTGAATCGTAACCACGATAGTCAAATGTCATAGAATCATTTGGACCAAGACGCATACCAAAAGAGTTGCTTGTAACGGCAGAGTCTCCAATACAGACATACGCTGTATCACTAAGATTTTGGACATATAGTTCAATATCGTGTTCTACTAATTCGCTACTTTCTAACGAAATAACGGTTGCGGAAGCATTACTAAGTGTCAATGTTTGATATGTTACAACCACCTTTAAAGTCTATACCATAAACAAGGGTAGTGTAGACTATTAAAGGTATGAAACGTTTAATTTTTAGTGTTGTTTTAACTTTGGCTGGTTGTGGATACGATGGTGGATACCGTTACGAATGCCAAGACCCAAGCAACTGGAATAACGACGAATGTAAACCACCTATTTGCGAAGCAGCAGGTGCTTGCACAAAAGATTTAATTGGTTTTGACCCTAATGAACCTAAAACCCCTTAAGGAAAAATATGAATAAAGTTAAATACACATCAGAAGAACTAGATGCAAGATTGAAATTTGTTGTTGGTTGCATACTAGGACTTGTTCTTACTATTACTACTATTGGCGTTTTGTATGCTTTGGTGTTTGTAACCCAACCTATTGGCGCACAAGCAGAAAATGATAAAATGTTTTTTGGCGTTCTTTCTAGTGTGGCTACCTTTATTACAGGTACTCTTGCTGGATTAATGATTTCAACAGGACGCAATAAAGAACAAACTACTAATGAGGAGACAAATAATGTCTAAAAAAGTTGATTGGGACTACATTGCCCCAGTAAAAATGCCTGCTGATTTGAAAGGCATTCAACCTGGAAAACTTCCTGAACATCTACTTCGTCCAGCAGTTGGTGGTGGAAAACTACATTGGCTTGCTGCTGCTGCTTGGGCAGCAATGGTGGAAAAGGCTAAGGCTGACGGTATTGAACTCAAGCCAGTTTCGGCAGGCGACACATATCGCACATATGATTCACAATTAACAGCCTTTAAACAACGTTATACCAAAGAACCTAATGGCAATTCAACAAGAACATTTGAAGGTGTCAAATGGTATAAAAAAGACCCAAAACTTGCTAGTTTGGCGGCGCCAGGAACCTCGCAACATAACAGTGGCTTGGCTGTTGACGTACATACTGCTGCTGAACCAAAACGTCTTAAATGGTTAATTGATAACGTCAAAACGTTTGGATTTTCATGGGAAGTGGTTCCCGAAGAACCATGGCATTTGCGCTATTGTGATGGTGATACACCGTCTGCTGCTGTCAAAGCATACATGGATAAAAACAATATTAAAGCACCAGAAGGCAAAGGTTCTGTTGCTCCTATTGTTGAGAACGAAGATAAAAGTGCTTTACAAATTAAGTTGGGAGACAAAGGCGACAAGGTAAAACAGTTGCAAGAACTTCTCAACAAGAAAGGTTTTGCCTGCACTGCTGACGGTAATTTTGGACCTTCTACACAGAAAGCGTTGAATTACTTCAAACAGTCTGTTAACCTGAAACCCAATGGTATTTGCAACGACAAAACATGGGATGCCATTACTGCATAATCCGTTTACAAATTGGAGCACAACTTGGACAACTCATCGTTAATTAACGATTTATTAAACCCTACAAAACAAATAACTCAACAGAAGTGTAAAGTTGGTCGCATGCTTGATATGCTTCCTGATGACACTTCTGATGCAATGAAAAAAGCAATTGAATTAATACGCACTACGCAATATCAAGGTAAGAACAAAACATACAGTAGTGTTTGGTTATCTAAGGTTCTTCGTAAAAATAGTTATCCAATAAGTCCAAGTACAATTCAACGACACGTAAACAAGGAGTGCTCTTGTGAACAATCTGATTAACGACTTAAACCAACCAAACAAAAACACCAAAGTTCTTGGAAAACTTCTTGAATTACTTGACCGTAAGAATATAGATATTGAAGACATTGGTGATGTAAAACGAGTATCTATTTATCAATCGCTTACTAAAAACGAAGAAGGAGAAGCAGAGGTACATGACCTTGCTGCTATTCAATTTTCACCTTCTTGGGATAGTGGTCCTGAATGGCCTGTTGTTCAACAAGGTCCAGCGATTAAATTACCTCCTAGAAAAACAATTGTTAAAACCAAAAACAAGTACAAAAAGTGCGTAATAGTTCCAGATGCTCAAATTGGTTACTACCGAGGACGAGATGGACAACTTGAACCAACTCACGATGAGAAAGCAATGCAAATTGCAATTGAGTTAATACGTGAAGTAAAACCACAAACCGTTGTTTGTGTTGGTGACAACTTAGATTTACCTGAAATGGGTAAGTACTTAACTACTCCTGCATATCAACAAACTACTCAAGCAGCAATTGACCGTGCAACTAAATTTTGTGCCGAACTTCGCGAGGCTGCTCCAAGTGCAACCATTGTATGGTTAGCAGGAAACCACGAAGAAAGAATGCCTAAGTATTTATTAACTAACGCTGGTGCTGCTTATGGATTGCGAAAAGGAAACACTCCTGAATCTTGGCCTGTGTTAACAGTTCCATATCTTTGCCGAATGGAAGAATTTGGTGTTGAGTACCGACCAGGATATCCAGCGTCTGATTTTTGGATTAATGAAAAACTTCGTGTTATTCATGGAGACAGAGTTAAGTCATCAGGGTCAACAGCACATGTATACCTTAATCAAGAAAAGACTTCTGTAATCTACGGACACATTCATAGAATTGAAACTGCATTTAAAACAAGAGAAGACTTTGATGGTCCTCGTACAATTATGGCAGCATCTCCTGGTTGTCTTGCTCGCATTGATGGAGCAGTTCCTTCAACTAGAGGTGGTGTTGACCTTGACGGACGACCATTGGTTCGTTACGAAAACTGGCAACAAGGAATGGCAGTTGTTACATATGAACAAAGTGGAGAACACAAGTTTTCATATGAACTGATGCCCATTTACAATGGTTGGGCTATCTATCAAGGCAAAGAGTTTATTGTTAAATAAACATGACAACTATTATTGGTGTTCAAGGAGATGGGTTTGCAGTAATTTGCTCAGACTCTCGTGTATCCACATTTGGTGACAACTTTTCACAAATTGGAACTTTACGAGAAGGTTCTAGCAAAGTTTCTCAAAACGGTAAATACCTTATTGGTGCTGCTGGAGATGTTCGTGCTATTAACATTCTTCAACACGTTTTTCAGCCACCTGCTCCTCCAATAAATAGCAACAAAAAAACATTAGACCAGTTTTTTACAGCCAAGTTCATACCAGCATTAAGAGAGTGTTTTGAATCTCAAGGTTATGCTGTCCCTGAAAGGGAAGATAAAGAACACATTGCAGAGCAAGGTTCTTCCGTAATAGTTGCCGTTAATAGCAATATCTACGTTGTAGAAAGCGATTATTCATGGTCTTCTGAAGCGACTGGATTATATGCTCTAGGTTCAGGCTCGTCTTATGCTTTAGGAGCATTACAAGTATTAATTCGTAACAAAAAAGTCAATAGTCAGTTAGCAAAGACGTATGCTCTTCGCGCTTTGGCTATTGCTTCTAAATACGACCCTAATACAGGGTCGCCTTATCATTCCTATGTACAAGGCGAAAAAGTAAGCGTTAAACGACGCAAAAAGGTATAATTAAACAACAACCTATTAAGGAGATTAAGTATGTCCAAGAAAATTAACGTAGTAGATATTAAAGATGTTGCAACTAAAGGTGGAGCAATTGGCGTTGTTTCGTATCTCATGTCCACATGGGAAGTTGACCCTGCTCTTAACGTAGTAGTTTTACCTGCTATTCTGTATGTGCTTAACGTGCTTAGCACTAAAATTGGAGACCCTCAAATTGCTAACTTTTTTGCCAAACAAAGCAAAGTCGTTGAAGCCGCAGTTAAGGAAACAGTTGCACGACCAACTGCCGTTGCCAAGATTCCTGCAGTTAAGAAAGCCGCTCCAAAGAACAAAAAGAAGTAAGTTCTTAAATGGCAATTGACTTTTGGTCACCTTCTTATCGTGCTGCTGCTAGTGACTTAACAGTTGCTATTAGCCCTTTAGGGCTTGTTGAGTTAGCCGATGAAGAATTTGAAGTCCACGGTCCACGTCTAAACAGATATTCGTCTGCTTGGGCGTGGTACTTAGGACACCATTGGTCATATCGCCGTGAGATGGGTGAATCTCAGTTTTACATGAATTATGTCCGTACTATGTCGGACTA